TGGTAAAAAGGTGGCTGTAGATATGCAAATCGTGGAGCCTTTAGATGATTAACAGCAAAATTAGTGCGGCGCTTGCGACCAAACTTAATACGCTTGGGCTTCCAACGCATTGGGAAAATGCCAAGTTTACGCCCACCAATGGTCAGATATATCTAAGCGAAAGCCTGTTGAGCGGCGACACTAACCCTGTCGGTGTTTCAAGCGCAGCATCGGATGAATTTGGCGGCGTCTATCAGGTGCTTGTTTACGCCCCTTTGGACGCCAACAAGGGTCAGGCCCGTGCAACCGCTGACACCGTTGCTGCTGCATTCCAGCGCGGCGACAGGCTTTCTTTTGGCGGCGTTACAGTAACCATACAGCGCACGACACAGAACCCAGCCTTTATATCGGGCAACCGCTTTGTCATTCCTGTCAGCGTGACGTATCGGGCGTTTTCATGAGCAAGTTCAGTTTGGACGTAAAGAAATTTGCTGCAAAGGCTGAAAAAGCCGCAGATGACGCTATCAGCAAAATCTGTTTAGACCTTTTATCTGACATTGTTTTGAACACGCCTGTTGATAGTGGTAGGGCAAGGGCCAATTGGCAATGCAGCATAGGCGCACCAGCATCGGGACAAGTGCAATTTGAAGGTGACACTGGTAGCGGAATTAGAGCGCCAAGGGAAAGTGCTGCATCTGCCCGTGCTATCGCCGCTGGAAGCGTGGCCGTAGCCAGTGCGCCACGCAATATTTTCTGGATTAGCAACAATCTACCATACATTTACCGCCTTGAATTTGAGCAATGGTCAAAGCAAGCGCCAAGTGGTATGGTGCGACTGGCAATCAACCGCGCAGAACGCAAAATGCGTTAGGGTGACTTGACTGCTTTTTTGTGTTAAATGTTCAATCCCATGCATGGAGATTAAATTATGTCTGACGTTGTTTCTTCGGTTGGCACCATTGTTTCGGTGTCCGCGACTGCCCCTGCTACTTATGACGCCACTGGCTTTGCTGCCCTAACTTGGTCGGCTTGCGGTGAACTGGCTGACTTGCCAGCTTTCGGTGCTGAAGCTGCACTTGCAACCCACACCCCGCTTCGCACTGGTATTGTCGCCAAGCGCCGTGGTTCGCTGAACTATGGTTCTGTAACGCTGACGATGGCTATGTCTGACGCCGATACTGGTCAGGGCATCCTGCAAACCAAGGGCAGTGCTGCTGCTGGCTCAAGCGCACTTGTTTCGGTTAAAGTTGCTCTGGTTAATGGCGACATTCAGTATTTCACTGCACAAGTGATGTCATACAAAACCAATGTCGGCAATGCTGACGCAATCACAATGGCTGAAGTGACACTTGAAATCGACAATTCGGTTGTTAAGGTTTCTTCGTAATTAGCCCACAAACTTCCCCGTCGTGGCTGCATCCGACCACGGCGGGGGAGACTTTCAACATCGGTGCATTCGGATGGAACTAAATATGTTTGACCTAAATTCATTGAAACCTGTTAAAGCTGACGATGGCGCTGTTTTACAAATCGCGCACCCAGAAAGTGAAGAAATCATTGAGGGTATGACCATTACCCTGCTGGGACACGACAGCAAAGTTTACCGCAAAATCCAACTTGCAAAGCAGCAAGCGGCATTGAACCGCATTTCCAAGGGCAAAAAGGCTGTCGATTTTGACGCTGAAAAGCTGGCTGAAGACAGCATTGATGACCTTGTAAAGCTGACTGTTGCTTGGGAAGGCTTTGTGCTTGATGGCGTAAAGCTTGATTGCACACCTGAAAACGTCCGCACAGTTTACAGCGAATGGTCGTGGATTAAGGAACAGGTATCAGACTTTGTTGTTGACCGCGCAAACTTTTTTCGCGCAAACGATTGAGCAACTCACCTTATTCGTAAAACAAGCTGCTTGGCTTAACACAATCCCGTCGAAGGCAAAGCGCCCTCGGCGGGAAACCAAGTCAGACGTAATGCCACCTGTGCTTGGTGGGGCTTACCTTATCGAAATTCTTTTCGAGGTTGGCCCCGCCAAGCCTGTTGCTATGGGCGGAAGCGCAGCAATAGATGAAGTTGATTTGGCTGCATGGATGTCAAATCAAAACGTGACGCTTACACCTTGGGAAGCAAAGACTGTCAGGCAATTATCCCGTGAATATGCAGCGATGCTATCGGAAGCCGTCGAGCCAAACACGCCGCCGCCTTGGGTTGACCCATCAATCATGACCGCTGAACGGCGCGATAAAATATCAAAAGCAATGTCTGATTGGGCAAATCTAATCAACACCAAGACATGACGAAAATCTTGTGCTATGGCCCATATTAAGCGATAACGCTCTGGGCCTCATAGGATATTGCGCGTGGCAGATTTAGCGAACCTTCGTATTTCAGTTGATAGCCGCGATGCTAAGTCGGCAACCAACGACCTAAACAATTTGTCTCGCGCATCCGATAATGCGGAGCGTTCTGCAAACAATCTTACAAATGCGGCGAAGCTTTTTGGCGGCGCACTTGCGGCTATTGGTATTTTTGGTCTTGCTACAGGCGTTGCAAGAGCCAATGCGGAATTTCAGTCTCTTAATGCTTCATTAAAGGTTGCCACTGGTAGCACGGCTGCGGCATCGGCTGCGTTTGATGAAATACGCAAGTTTGCAGCGACAACGCCTTACCAATTAAACCAGACTGTCGAAGCTTTCTTAAAGCTGAAAAACCTTGGCCTTGACCCAAGCATGGCATCGTTGCGCTCATACGGCAACACGGCGGCATCAATGGGCAAAAGCTTAAATCAGATGATTGAGGCTGTCGCTGATGCTTCAACGCTGGAATTTGAGCGCCTAAAAGAATTTGGCATAAGGGCCAAGCAGCAAAAAGACACTGTTACGTTTACCTTCCAAAACGTGTCCACCACTGTCAAGAAAAATTCCGAAGAAATCCAGCAATACCTTCTCAACATCGGCAACACGCAATTTGCTGGTGCGATGGACGAACAGATGAAGACCCTTAATGGTCAGATGTCGAACCTGAAGGATAACATTGACAACTTGTATGTCACCTTGGGCAATGCTGGCGCGACCAATATATTTTCGCAAGCATTGAACGCCGCAAGTTCTGCCGTTGTTTATTTAACGACAAATCTAAATTCAATTTTGCGCGTTATTGAAATAACGATGGTTGCCATTGCTGGTATGGCCGCTGCTTTTGTCGCATTCCGTGCTGCATTAGCAATACAGGCTATTGTTGGCTATATTGCACAAACTGTCGCACTTAATATGGCCCTTGGCGCGACAACTACAGCAAGCGCATTGGCTGGGGCTGGCATTAAAGGTCTTCAAGCTATCCTTGCATCAAGCGGATGGGGATTAGCGGTTGTTGCCATTGGTGCTGTTGTTGGCGCTATTTATTCTCTTGCTACGGCACAATCACGCGCTCGTGAAGAAACCAACGGACATATTGCTGCATTAAAGCAGCTATCGCAAACACGCTCTGCTGGCTGGGCGCAAGCGCGAACGGATTTAGAAATAGAAAAGCGCGTTTTGGAAGGCCAGATTAAAGTAATTAAAGAGCGAAACAAAGCGCAAGCTGTTGGACAAGGTAAAAGCATTGAATATGTCACGCCAGACCTTAGGGCAAAGCGCGAAAGATTAGATGCCATTAATTTGGGCATTCGAGAGGCTGATGCTTTGAAGGCACAGGCTGACGCAATGTCTAAAATACCCGCTCCTGCCGCAGCCGCTGCTGCTGGCATTGCTGAAACTGGTAAGCAAGCAAAGAAGGCTGTAGACCCGCTTGAAAAATACCGTGACGCTTTGGCCGAAATGGTCGAAGAAGGCAAAAAGATTGGCATGACGCCAGAGCAAATAAAGGCGTTTGACGTTGAAAAGCTTGCCCTCGCTGCTGCTGCCGCTGGCTACAAAAATTACAATGATATTCGCAAGCAAGGTATGTCTAATGCCTTGAACCAATATGCCATTGATGTTGCTGAAAAAATGGCTGAAAAATTAAAAGAAGAAGCCAAGGCGCGTGACGTAGCAACTAAGGCTCATGGCGAAACTATAAAGGCGCTTCAAAACGAACAAGAATTAATTGGTCTAACAGGCAAAGCCCGTGCGATTGCGATTTTGGAGCAAGAAAAAGAAGCTTATATCCTAAAAAATCAGCTTACCATGGGCCATACAGCAGCCGCCGCTGCCGCTGAAGAATATTACCAAATCAAACTTAAAAACATGAACCTACAAGGCGCATATGATGCCGATATAGCTGCCACCGAAAAACTGGCTAACAATCTTGAAACTGTAGCTGGCATGATTGGTGGAAAAGTTGGCAGAAGCCTTCAAGGTATTTTAAAACTTGAAGTGACATTGGCGGATGGTTCTACGAAAAAAATTAGCGATGCCATTGCAAAGTCATTTCCAAAGTTGGGCAAGGCACTTGGCGCAGCAACTGCTGGCGCTCAAGTCGGCACATCTGTTGACCAACTCTTTAAGAGCATCGGCATAAAGTCATCCAAGATGGGCGCACAGGCTGGCGGTGCTATTGGTGGCGCTGCATTTGGCCCTGTTGGTGCTATCGCTGGCAGCATCTTGGGTGGCGTTTTGGGTGGTATGCTCAAAAAGACCAAAACAGGCGTTGCGACCATTTCCCAGATAGCTGGTCAAGGTATGCAAACCGCATTGTCTGGAAACAGTGCGGCATTGAAAGATGTCGCCAACACAATGGCAAGCGGATTGCTTAAAGGGCTTGGCAATATAGCAGAACAACTTGGCGGGACATTGGGCGGCAACGTCAAAGTCAGCCTTGGTATGCGTAAAAATGACTACGTTGTTGACCCAACTGGTGCTGGCCGCACCAAGGGTTCTGGCGTTAAAAATTTTGGCACTGACCAAGCGGCTGCGGTTGCATACATTACGCAACTGGCAATTCAGCAAGGCATCGTCACGGGTATTAGTGCAGGGGCGCAAACGCTCATTCGTGCTGGCAACGACTTGAATGAACAAGTGCAAAAGGCGCTGAAGTTCGACCAAGTTTTTAAAGACCTGAAAAGCCAAAGCGACCCGCTGCAATCAAGCCTTGATGAACTTTCCGTTGAAATGGAAAAGCTGAAGGTCATCTTTGGCGAAGCTGGCGCGTCTGCCGCTGATTATGCCAAGCTTGAAGAACTGTATGCCATCAAGCAAGCCAAGGCGATATTTGAAGCCAACAGGCCGCGCCGTGAACTGGAAATTCAGTTGATGGAAGCACAGGGCGATGCTGCTGGTGCTTTGGCTGCACAACGTGCGCTGGAACTTGAAAGCATGGATGCAAACCTTCGCGGGTTGCAAGAGCAAGTGTATACGGCCCAAGACGCTGCGAAGGCGACACAGGCGCTGGCTGAAGCACAGCAAAAGGCTGCTGAAGAAGCCGCTGCATTGGCTGAAGCGGCATTAGAATTAGCCAGAGATAGACGCGCACTAGAAATCGACCTTCTTGAAGCGCAGGGCTTTGCAACAGACGCACTGGTGGCAAGGCGTAAGCTTGAATTGGAAGCAATGGATGAAACCTTGCGTGGCTTGCAAGAGCAAATCTGGGCTGCTGAAGATGCTAAAGCTGCAAACGAAGCAATGAATGCTGCGGCTGCGGCTGCGGCTGAAGTGGCGCAAGCTGCTGCTGAATTGCAAAGAAGCAGGGTCGAACTTGAAATACAGTTGCTTGAAGCATTGGGTAAATCAACCGAAGCCTTGTCTGCGCGGCGCGAATTGGAATTGGCTGCGCTTGATGAAACATTGCGTAGTTTACAACTTCAAATCTATGCTGCCCAAGACGCAAAAGCTGCAAGTGAAGCTGCGGCAGAAGCCGCCAGAACAATGGCTGCGGAACAAGAAAGGCTGGCTGAACAAGCCTTGGCTCTTTCCCGTGAACGCCGTTCTATGGAAATCGACCTATTGGAAGCACAAGGCTTTGCGGTTGAAGCACTTGCGGCCCGTCGCGCCGTTGAACTGGAAACCATCGACGCAAGCTTGCGTGGATTGCAGTTGCAGATTTACGCTGCCCAAGATGCCAAGGCTGCAAATGATGCCGCCGCTGAAGCTGCACGGGCTGCTGCCGAAGAACAGGCACGGGCTGCTGAACAAATCTTGGCTGTCGCAAAAGAGCGCCGTTTGCTCGAAATCGAATTGCTTGACGCACAGGGCTTTGCTGTTGAGGCTCTTGCTGCGCGTCGGGCAATGGAACTTGAAACCATTGACGCCACCCTTGTTGGGCTAAAGCAGCAAATCTGGGCAGCGGAAGCTAAGGCGGAAGCAGATGCCGTTGCTGCCAAGGCTGCTGAAGAAGCTGCCAAGATACAAGAAAAAGCCGCCGAAGACGCTACGCAAGCAATGCAGAAATACGCCGAAACACTGGCAAGCGTCAGCCAAACGGTTGTGGACGAAATCAATCGTCTGCGCGGCATCAATGCATCGTCATCTTCGGTATTGCTAAAGGCGCAATTCGCAACGCTGACCGCACAAGCACGGAATGGCAATCTGGAAGCCCTTGGTAAGCTGCCAGAACTTAGCCGTTCGATTGAAGAAGCCACACTTGGTTCAGCAACATCTGCGCTTGAAGTGGCCCGTATTCGTGCGTGGCTGTCGGCAAGCCTTAGCGAAACACTTGGGGCGCAAGCGGTAAGTAATGCGGAAATTTCCACTACGGGCGCAGGAATGGTCTTTGACGGCAATCAAACAAGCATGGCAAGCAACAGCGCACAAACCGCTGACGGCATAAGCAATATGCGAAATGAAATGTATAACGTATTGTATCAAGTCGCCAAGAACACTGGTAAATCATACGAATTGATGGACAGGTGGGATGGTGACGGGTTGCCTGACATTCGGGAGGACGCAAGTGATTATTATTAAGCCCGTTGATGTTACGGAAGCCAATCTGACAACAAGCAACGTAGCGGAAACGGATTATCCCGCATGGACTGCTGGCACATATACGATTGGAACCCGCCGTATATATGACCACAAGATTTATGAAGTGGTCGCCACATCTACAACTGACCGCCCTGATGTCGGTGCGGCTGCGATTAGTCCAACATGGCTATTCGTCAGCGCGACAAACCGTTACAAGATGTTCGACATATCGGTAGGCTCTGGCACGGAAAACAGTGGCACGATTGATGTAAAAGTTACCCCCGCGACAGTTTGCAATTCCGTTGTGCTGTTTAACGTAGATGGGTCAAGCGCACAGCTTATTGTCAAATCATCTGGCGGCACGACTGTTTATGATGAAACCATCAGCCTTGCAGATTACAGCGCGATTGACGGATACTTCAATTATTTCTTTGCAGCGATAACGGAAACGGGCGCATCGGAAGTGGCGTTTTTGGACATACCAAATTATTCGGGCGCATCCTTCCAGCTTATCATTGACGCTGGCGCTGGCACGGCTTCATGTGGCGAATTTATCATTGGTCAAAAGTCTGCGCTGGCTGTCACGAATTTTGGCACATCGGTTGGCATTAAAGATTATTCTGTAAAAACCATTGATGACTTTGGTAACGTAACTATCACACCACGCGCCTACAGCAAACGTGCCGATTATGACGTAACTGTTGAAACAAGCGATGTTAGCGCGTTTACCCGCTTTCTGGCATCTGTTCGCACAACGCCTGTTGTTTATATCGGTGACGAAAACCGAAGCGAAACGATTGTTTTAGGCTATTACCGCGACTTCTCAATTGTGCTATCAGGCCCGACAATATCGGAATGCTCTTTGTCTGTTGAAGGGTTGATTTAATGGCCGTTACAACAATTTCAGCAATGCCAGTATCGCCATCACGATTGGGCGACCCCAGCAATTTCATCACAGAAAGCCTTGCGTTTCTTGACGCGCAAGATGGCTTTGCGACACAGTGCAACAGCGTTTCTGCCACATTAAACGCTGGTAAGTTTAACCCAAACGATTGGGGCGACCTTGGCCCAGTTAGCGGTTCATCGCCCGTAACAGTAACGAACTTTATTAGCGCCACACCGACTAACCCGCCGCTTGCTGGTCAGGCATTAGCTGATGCTATCGACGATATGCTGGCAACATTTAACCCGTTTATATCCGATGCAAACACTGTCGCGTCTTGGATTGATGGGCAAACGGATATTGCCAACCCAAGCATCGTTGACCCAACGCGCCCGACTATTCCAACTGTAAATCCAAGCCCATTGCGTAACGATGGGCAGTCTGCTTTTGAAAGCAAGGCATTGGCCTTTTACGGCAGCGCACGGGCGTTTTCGTTATCGCTTCAAGACTTGGCTAATTACGTTGCCGTATTTTCAAGCGGCTATGAAGATTGGTCGGAAATTGATATAGTATACACCGAAACTGATGACTGGGGTTTTATCGCATGAGTAAGCAAGTAAAAATTCGTCGCGGCACGACAACCCAACACGCAAGTTTTACTGGCGTCGAAGGCGAAATAACGGTCAACACCACCACCGATACAATCCACGTTCATGACGGCGCGACTGTTGGCGGACGCGCATTGTCACGCGCTGATGGCTCAAACGCCAGCGGGAACTGGAACGTCGTTGCAAATAACGTCAGCGGCATCGTCGCGGTTGTTAATGGCGGCACTGGTGCGAACAGTGCATCTGGCGCACGAACTGCTCTTGGCCTTGGTTCGCTGGCTGTTTTAAGCGCCATCAATAACGACCAATGGAGTGGCACTGACCTTACGGTTTCTAATGGCGGCACTGGCGCATCTGATGCCGCTGGTGCGCGAACCAACCTTGGTGTTCCATCGCTAACTGGCACTGGCGCAAATGGCACTTGGAGCATCAACGTAACTGGTAACGCAGCAACGGCGACAACCGCGACAACTGCAACAACTGCGTCCACGGCTACGGCTACCGCTGCGGCTGTAACTTTCAGTAGCGGCGGCGATGGCGTTGCGGCTGGTGGTTCGTTTAACGGTTCTGCCGCACGAACGATTAGCTATAACACCATTGGCGCACCTTCAGTAAGCGGCGCAAACGCAACTGGCACTTGGGCTATCAGTATATCTGGTAATGCTGCAACGGCGACCAGTGCGACCACGGCAACCACAGCAACAAGTGCAACGACTGCCACCAGCGCAACAACTGCAACATCCGCTACAACGGCTGGCTCTGCGACAACGGCTGGGTCTGTCACCAATGCCGTGACGTTTGCCAACACGGGTGGCGCTTCTTCTGGCGCTACTTTCAATGGTTCGGCTGCACGGACTGTCGATTACAGCACTGTAGGCGCTCCTAAAGCGGATGGCACGGGTGCATCTGGCACTTGGGGTATTAACATCACTGGGAACGCTGCGACAGCAACCAGTGCGACCACTGCCACGACAGCCACAAGCGCAACAACGGCAACGACAGCCACCAATGCTACGAATGCCACCAATGCGACAAATGCCACGAACGCGACAAACGCAACAAACGCAACGAACGCAACAAAGCTGGTGGCTGCAAACTTTACTGTCGAGCAAAGTGGCACTGACCTGTTGTTTAAATACAACGGCACGACCATTGCCAAATTAAGCAGCGCGGGTGCGTTTACCGCCGTCAATAACGTCACTGCATACGGGACTGCATAACCATGACATTGCCCACCGGAACTATATCCATGTCACAGGTCAACACGGAACTTGGCCGTTCAGCGACTGCGACTATTTCGCTGAATGAAAGTGCCGTGCGCTCTTTGGCTGGCGTTCCGTCTGGGACAATTTCAATGGATAACTTGCGCGGTAAATCTAATGTGGCTTTTACACCTGACGGCGGCACATCTGCTGGTAGCGCCGTTCTTTTGCAAGACCAAGGTGTTTTAACCGCAACTGTAACAATTGACTGCTCTCAACCTGCTGTTTGGACTTGGAGTGGTGGTGGAGATGATTATTATGTGTCAGTTGCCAGCGGTGGCACTGCTCTCAGCATTATATTTGAAGTTTCTTCATCAGTATTTGGCGGATGGGCCTTTGCCAATTTCACGGTGCAAGGCACTTCTGGCGGCACAAGTCGTTATTGGAATGTTGAACTTATAGCTGAAGACAATTCATGATGAACGCCACCACACTTTTCACCATCCTTGGTTTTGTTATGACCGCCCTGACTTTTGTTGGGGCGTTGATAACCGTCTGGGTCAATCTAACCAACAAACTGACGCTTCTTGAAGCGCGACTTGGCTTTGGTGATGAAAAATTCCAAGCCATCGACGAAAAGTTTAAAGAGGTAATGATGCACCTTCGCCGCATTGAAGACAAATTGGATAATAAGGCTGACAGACCATGAAGAAATTTGTGTTGGGTTTTATCGCGCTGGCTGCATCATCATCTGTGGTGCTGGCACAAACTGTATCCGTAGCGCCTACGGAATACATCTATAACACGACCACGACCAGCACATCTGACAACACCAACACGACCACCAGCACAAACACCAACAACAATAACAATACTTCGACCAGCACATCGACGAACACGAATAACAACAACAACGTATCTGCCAGCACTTCGGTAAATACCAACACCAATAACAATTTCAACACCAGCGCAAGCACCAGCACATCGGTCAACACGAACAACAACGTGAATGCCAGCACAAGCACTTCGCTGAACACGAACAACAACAACAATGTAAGTTCGTCAACGAACACCAACATCAACCAAAATTCTGGCACAATGACCAATATCAACCAGAACACCAACATCAATTCTGGCACGATGACGAACATCAACCAGAACACGAACGTCAACACATCTGACGCCACAAACCGCAATTTCAACACGGACGTTAGCAACAGCACGGTCAATCAGACCGTCAACAGCAACAACAACAGCACCGTGAACACCAACAACACAAACAACGACACCAGCACGATTAACCAAACGACGAACAGCAACAACAACAACGTCAACCAGAACAACAACGTCAACGTCAGCGACAGCAAAAGCTACAGCGAAAGCGTTAATCGTCAGGTTATCGACCAGAACATTAAGTCGCCACCACCCAGCGCCATCGCGCCGTCCATGATGTCCTACAGCCAAGACCTTTGCACCACGGGGCAATCTGGCGCTGTGCAGACGCAAATCATCGGCTTGTCGGCTGGCCGCACTGTGCGCGACCAAAACTGCGAACGCATGAAGCTATCCAAGACGCTTTACGATATGGGTATGCGCGTGGCTGCTGTGAGCCTTCTATGCCAAGACACCCGTGTTTTTAGGGCAATGGAAATGGCTGGCA